GCATCTCACAGTGTGATGTTTGCAACGACGATATTCTCAGTGTGAGCAATTATAGAAGTTGGTTTACTGGAGCATTGTTTAATGATAAAATTCAAGAATGCTTTGACTCAACTGACGAAACTGGGTATACTACAATGGAACCCATATCATTTGATTATCGCTTTAGTAATCTATGCAATTTTAAATGTAGAATGTGCGGTGAGCAACTAAGTTCTACGTGGGAAACTGAAAAGCGTAAGTATAATCTTTGGACTCCAGAGAGTCAACCATTTATGGTTCCTGAGATTAAGAAAAAAATGCAGCAGTTTCAGAAAGAAGTAATAGAAGAAGAATTTCGGGATGCTATTACACGAGGAATTGTTGAAGAATGTTATTGGGTCGGTGGTGAACCCTTGATGTATGATATACATTGGTGGGCGCTGCAAGAAATGGTAGACAATGGATCTTCTAAGAACTGTCATCTTCGATATAATACAAATCTAAGCAGAGTTGATTACTTCGGTAAGAATCTTTATGATTATCTTCCTCAGTTTAAGAACTGGTTGATATGTGCTAGTATAGATGGAACTGAAGAGATCGTAGAGTTTATTCGTAAAGGAATAGTTTGGAAAGAGTGGTTAGAGAACTTTAAGAAAGGTCTTGAGTTACCACACGGCAAGGATCGGATGGTTCTTGACCTGACTATTACTGGACCTGGAATGTTTAGTCTTAAAAATCTATTCGACCTCAGCAAAGAACTAGATGTTCGTATTGAAACTAAAATTATGTTTGCGTTTCATCCAGATATTGTTTTAAGTCCGTTCGCTTGGCCTAGACATATTCTTGATCGCCACATCGACTCGCTATTGGAGTACATGATTCCACGTGGGACTAATAAGCAAATTACGTTGATTAAAACATTACAAGAAATGAAAAATAGACCGACATTCCAAGAACAATGGCCTGATCAGGCAGAACAAGCATTTAAAAATGGATCAAATTATCAAAAGATTCTTGATCACATTAGAAAAGATTCCAATGTAAATTTGAGAACTATATACTCTGAAGACCCAGAATTATACGATTGGTGGACACGATATGACTAAGTTTCCGATTAAAACTGATACTGCTTGTCAATTTAAGTGGACTTGGAGCACGATTTTCCTTTCGAAAGGAACAACATCTAGTTGTCACAGATGTAAAAACTGGGAGTTAAATGAGATCGATTTTAAAGATTTCCACAACCACCCAGGAAAGGTTCAAGATCGAGAAAAGATGCTTGATGGACAATGGCCTGGTAATGGTTGTGAATATTGTAAACGAATTGAAGACGCAGGTGGTAACAGCGAACGAACAGCATATATCAATGATGCTGATTATTGCCCACCAGAACTTGAAGATAACCCATTCGCTACTAAAGTAACACCAAGAATCCTTGAAGTATATTTTACTAATCTATGCAATCAAGCGTGTGTTTATTGCAGTCCATTGTTCAGTTCGGTAATCGAACAGGAAATAAAGAAGTATGGACCTCTTGAAACTGAATACGATCTAGAGGGTTCATTTAAACCAAAAGAAAATTACCTTGAACTCAAAGATAAATTTTGGGAATGGATGGAAGAACACTCAACTGAATTATACGACTTTCAAATTCTCGGCGGAGAACCTCTGTATCAACCTGAATTTGAAGAGTGTCTTGCGTATTTCGAGAGAACGAGTCATCCAAATTTAAATTGGAAGATCTTTTCGAATCTGAAACATCCCTCCGATAAATTTCTAGAAAAGATTCAAAAAATAGATAAACTGGTTGAATCGGGTAAATTGAAATCCTTTGGTATTGTGTGTAGCATGGATTGCTGGGGGGATGAGGCAGAATTTGCTCGCCATGGAATGAGTTTGCAAAATTGGGAAGAAAATTTTAATACTCTATTGAAAAGTAAGAATGTTCGAATTAATATACAGGCAACACTGTCCTCTGTGACTTTACCAACAGCATATGTTTTTGTTGACAAACTCGTAGAATGGTCCAAGATCAAAAATATTAATTATGGTGCAAATGTTGTTGCGGTACCATCATTCATGGATCCTGCTATTTTCGGTTCTGAATTAAAACCGTTTATAGATAAATTAAATGATTCTCTCGCCAAAAGTCCTTGGAAAGATGCGGCAGCATATATTGCTGGTTTTGGTAATATGATCATTTCAACAGAACCTGATTCTGAAAAATTACAGCGACTAAAAAACTACTTAAACAGACTAGACCAGCGAAGGGGACAAAGTTGGAGAAGAGTATATCCATGGATGGAGAAAAGTTTTGACAAATTTATCTAAGGTTTGTTCGTTACCATTTACGCATCTAGCGACTCATCCCAACGGACACACTAGTTTTTGTTGCATCAGCGACCATACAAATTGTGCAAGTCATGCCAAGCGAGGGGGTAAATCTATCTCATTGAATGATGTTTCAATTCGCGAAATGCACAATAGCGAAACATATACACAAGTCAGATTGGATATGCTTGCTGGCAAAGAACCTGATGCATGTAAACGCTGCTACGACGAAGAGCGATCTGGTATAAAAAGTAAGAGACTCGAAGAAAACGAGAGATATCTAGCATCTTCCATGGAGGTGATAAATTCCATGAACCCAGACGGTCACATTGATAATATGGATTTTCAGTTTATCGAGTTGCGCCTTGGTAATGTTTGTAATTTAAAATGCAGAACTTGTAATCCAGTTTCTAGTAGTAAATGGGTCGTAGAACATGCAGAACTTAGCAAAGAACTTGATTTCGTTACAGACTATTCTAACGTAGAATCTGGAGTTTGGTTTGAACTGGATAGATTCTGGGGAGAATTATTAAATAATTCTCCAAACCTGAAACGAATTTATGTCAATGGCGGTGAACCGACTTTAGTAGAAAAACATTTTGCGTTTCTTCATAATCTAATTGATTCTGGTCGTGCGAGCAATATTGACCTGTGGTATAATATAAATGTTACTAATCTTCCGCACGAGTTGATTAATATATGGGGCAAATTTAAATCAATTACTGTTACTGCCAGTATCGATGACCTGTTTAAAAGAAACGATTATATTCGTTCAGGCAGTCAATGGGCAGATATTGTATTCAATTTATCAAAACTTAAACTCACAGAAACAATTGATCTGAGTATTTGTCAAACATTGAGTATTTACAATATTTTCTATGTTGATAAATTTTATAATTTCTTTAAAGATTATCGTATTCACCATAACTGGTGTTACGATCCCGCATTCTTAAGTCCTTGGAATTTACCAGATGATGTGAAGAAAACAATTATTGATAATTGTAAGTCTATGCCAGATTATGAACGAAATAATATTGAACAAACTCTCATGAAACCAAGAAACGAAACTCAATTTAAGCAATTTATTGCATACAACAGAAAACTTGATCTTATGCGCAAAACAAAATTTTCGGACATATTCCCAGAACTAGCAGCGGCGATTAACTATGATGGACAATAAACATTTTTGTTTAATACCTTGGACGCACATGCATACGTGGCCGAACGGCAATGCGTATATGTGTTGTGGCGCAGATCCAGACAAACCCATAGGAGTTCTGTCAGACGAGACAACTCTCAAAGATCTGTGGAATTCAGAACAAATGAAAAGAAACAGACTATTAATGCTTGAAAACAAGCATGTTCCTGAATGTGTTCGTTGTTATGAGATCGAAGCAAATGGTGGACGCAGTTTACGAATTGATCATAACATTACTTTCAAACATCACATGGACATATTAGAAGAAACGAATCCAGATGGAAGTTTGGATCGTCTAAACATGCCATATGTTGACTTTCGTTTTAGCAATTTCTGCAACTTGCGCTGTAGAACATGTGGTCCAGATCTTAGTAGTAAATGGGCATCTGATCATGCGAAACTAAATCCGTCCACTGTTGAAAAATATTCGAAGGTTATTAAACCAGACATTAATCCAACAATTTTCTGGGACCAGATTGATGAAATTTTCCCTACAATCGAACGAATCTATTTCGCTGGTGGCGAACCTCTTATTATGGAAGAACACTACAGACTATTAGATATGCTAATAGAAAACGGAAGAACAGATGTTGTTTTATTATACAACACCAATTTTACTTCTCTGAAATATAAAGATAAAAATGTATTAGATTACTGGAAACAGTTTAGGAATGTGACTGTTTGCGCTTCGTTGGATTCTTGGGGGTCTCGAGCAGAATATATGCGCAAAGATTTGCGATGGGATATTGTTGAACAGAACTTTAGAGAGGTTAAACAACGCTGCCCGCATGTTCGTCTCGACATTGGATTAACATTGAGCATATTCAATTTTTCTACACTGGTCGAGTACTATGAATATATGGTTGATAATAAATTCATTCATCCTGATGGATTGAATATTAATATTTTAACAAACCCTGTCTGGTATAAACCATCCTGCATTCCGATCGAGTATAGATTACAAATTGCTGAGAAATATAAACAGAAATTAGATTATCTTATATCAAATAAATTGTGCGGAAGTATTATGCGAGATAGATGGCAACTTGCAATCAATTATATCACAAACGAGGAAGAACCGAAAAATCTTTCGGCATTTAAAAATTTGACTCGCACTATGGATAGACTTAGATCTGAATCTTTTGTGGAAATCTTTCCAGAATTGAAGTTTTTGTTCGATGAGTGAAACCTTTTGTATCTTGCCATTTATCCATCTTGAAGCAAGATCAGATAGTTTCATTGCGCCTTGTTGTATGAGTCAAGAATTCTATCGCAAAGAAGATGGCACATATTATACTCTAAGTAAAGACACATTAAGTGAAGTTTGGAATTCTAAATCTATTGAAACGCTGCGCGAGAATTTGATTGGTGGCAAAAAACCTACTGCGTGTGAATCTTGCTGGAAAGAGGAAGATCTTGGGAAAGAGAGCAAGAGAATCCGAGAGAATCGTCGGTGGGGCGTAGATACTACACCATCTTTGAAATTTCTTGACTTAAAACTGGGCAATACTTGTAATTTGAAGTGTAGGATTTGTAGTCCAGGAAGTTCGAGCAATTGGTTGAAAGAACATAAAGATCTCTATGGATCAGATGTAGTAAGTAGTATTGCTCGTATGGTCAACTCAGATAAACGAAGTGTGATGCAGTGGCCTGAAAACAATCCTGCCTTTTGGGATGATCTTGATTCTCATCTCGAAAAAGTAGAATTATTTGAAATTTATGGTGGCGAACCATTTTTAATATCAAATCACTTTTCAGTATTGAAGAAAAGTATTGACAAGGGTTATAGTAAAAACCAGAGAATCCACTACAACACAAATGGAACTATTTTTCCGGAAGATGCGGTAAATAATATTTGGCCGCATTTCAAAGAAGTTGATATTATGATCAGTATTGATGGAATCGAAGAGCAATTTGAATATCAACGATATCCTGCGCAATGGGAAGCAGTACTTGCAAATATTCATAAATTTCGAGAGAGTTTTTCAGGTGACTTGCAAATTTGTATGACAGTTAGTTCGTTGAATGTTTACTATCTTCCAGAGTACTTAGAATATTTCAACAATATTGGAATTAATGTTTGGTTGAATATATTATATCATCCATCTGTATATTCTGTGTGCCATTTAAGTCAAAGAGTAAAAGAACACGTTATAGAAAAACTAAACAACAATCTTTCGCTAAATCAAGATATGCAAGCAATAATAAATTATATGAGTAGTTCTACTGACGATATGCAAACAAAATTTATAGAAAAGGTAATACTACATGATAAGTATCGTAAACAGAATTATTTTTCTACGTTTAAAGAGTTCGGGGAACTATTATGCGAAATTTAATTGATAAAATCTATAACTGGTGGCATCGTCGGAAATTGAAGAAAAGATTTAAAGAATTGTCAAAGAGAGACCCGTTCATCTATGATTAGGGGAAAATATAAACGTCTTGTTGCTTACGGGTGTAGTTTTACTGCTGGTGATGAATTGGCAGATTCGCAGGTTCTAGGTATTCCTGAGGAAGAAGTTGATGCTCTTAAACGGGCAGGAATTTCAAGGGAAGATTTATATGGAAACTTGCGCTCAAGAACAGATGAAGTCCTAGAAATAAATAAAACTCTTGCTTGGCCGCGATGGTTCGCAGATTATTATGGAGTTCCATACTCAAATCGTGCCAGACCTGGTGGATCAATTCAACAGATGCTATATCGCGTCGAACGAGACTTGGCAAATAATCTTATAGACCCTGATGACCTAGTAATTATTGGATTGTCTAGTATGTACCGTTGGTTTCAATTTGACGAGAAGGGGAATGAATTATCTTGGGTTTTTACAAAGGCCTTTGGAGCTAAGGGCAGATTTCTCAAATTTAATGAATCATTGGTCGAGAATTATGTTCATGAATATAACATTATTTGGCAATATTATCTTTGTTTGAATTACCTACAAATGCTTGCTGATAGACATCCAAATATTAAACTGATACATGCAATTAGTCCATTTTCACACGAAAAAGATTTTGTTGCAGGAAATAATAAATTGAGAAAAGAGTTTATGAAAACCATAGAATCTATGAAATTTCCTGCTTTGCTGAACGAAAAATATGGAATGGGTCAACTCTATAGTCACATACATCCAGAAAAAAGTACTCATGGATATGGACATCCAAAGATACAATTCCAAAAACAATTTGCTTGGTTGGTTGTTAATTGGATTGAAATGTTAGATGATTGAATGGGGAATATCTGCCGCAGCACATGATGCTGCTCTTACTGTAGTGCATGGTGAACGAATTTTATTTGCTTCGCACGCAGAACGGTATAGCGGAATCAAAAATGACAAGCATCTAAATGACGATCTGATCAATGCAGCATTGAAGTTCGGCAAACCAGAAAAGATTCATTGGTATGAAAAACCAAAACTTCGAGGAATGCGCAGACTACTATCAGGACAAGGAATTGTTCGCTTTAGTGTGAGGCAATATCTCAAAGAATTCGGCCTCGAAGTTCCAGTCGAATTTGCTTCACACCACGAGTCGCATGCTGCTGCAGGTTTCTATACTTCTACTTTCGATTCGGCAACTGCTCTTGTGATCGATGCTATCGGTGAATTTGACACAGCATCTATTTGGTTGTGTGATGGGGAGAAGATGAAGAAGAGGTGGAGTATGGATTATCCGAAATCTCTTGGATTATTTTATTCTGCTATAACAGACAGAGTTGGATTGAAACCAAACGAAGATGAATATATCCTCATGGGTATGGCGGCGTATGGTAATCCTGACAAGCACTATTGGGATATGCGCGAACTCTATGAGCGAGTAAATCTACATCGTGGTTGTAAGTGGTGGTTGAAAAAAGAAGATCCTGATCACTACGATCTTGCCGCATCGGCGCAAAAGATATATGAAGAAGAATTTGATAAACTTCTATATCGCGCAAAGAAAAATGATCCAGCACAAAATAATCTAGTATTATCAGGGGGTTGCGCACTTAATTGCTCTGCAAATCATATTGCGAAAAAATATTTCGATAATGTCTGGATTATTCCTAACCCAGGAGACGCTGGTAGTTCTCTTGGTGCTATTGCTGCAAACAACCGCAGAAAACTAAACTGGCAAGGTCCATATCTCGGCGAGAATATTGAAACCGAATATCCCGTAGAAAATCTATTGACTTCTTTGCGTAAAGAGGGTATAGTTGGAGTTGCTAGTGGGAGAGCAGAGTTTGGTCCGAGAGCATTTGGTAATCGAAGTCTGCTCGCTGATCCTACTAGAAAAGATATTAAGGATAAAGTAAATGCCATCAAACGCAGACAAAAGTTTAGACCCTTTGCCCCAGTCATCCTTGAGCAATATGCAGCAGAGTATTTTGACATGCCAGTTGAAGTATCCCCTTACATGCAGTTTACTGCAAGATGCAAATTTCCTACAAAGTTCCCTGCTATCATTCACACTGATGGCACATCTCGCGTCCAAACTGTAAACAAGCAGCAACATCCAGGATTGTTTGAGTTGTTGACACGGTGGCACGAAGAAACAGGTTGCCCGATGTTACTGAATACTAGTCTCAACATCAAGGGATTTCCCATGGTAAATGACGAGAAAGATGCTGCTATGTTTCAGGGCATTTATAAAGTGAAGGTCTTTTAATAAATAGTCATATGGCGGATATTCTAAAATTCCCTGATAAGTTTGTTAACGGAAAGCGGTTATACCGAATACCATTATATTCGGATATGGACATTGATGTTGTTTTATTCTGCGTAAACGCATTCGGCGAAACAGATAATCGTGTAATTATTGACGATCTGATCAAAATGGATCCCGTCGATGTCATAAAATGTATTGACTTTTCGCTTGAATCAGAGTATATTTCTAATACTACGAAAGCACATATCGAATGCATTCGAAAGTCAATCGAGGAAATTCCCTTTACAATTGAGAACTAATATATTATGAATATTTTTTACCTTGACAGTAATGTCACCAAATGCGCAGAGTACCATAACGACAAGCATGTTGTCAAGATGATTCTAGAGTATGCCCAATTACTTTCAACAGCACATCGTGTTCTTGATGGTAAAGAATATATTGATGCTTCCAGTGGACGAAAAATCAAACGTTGGCGATTAGAGGATACTTCTCTTGAGGCACAATTATACAAGGCAACACACATCAATCATCCGAGTGCTGTCTGGGTTCGCCAGTCTAACAATAATTATACTTGGCTTATGTGTCTATTCCAGTCCCTTCTTATGGAATACACTCATCGATACGGCAAGATGCATTCTTGCAATCGTCTAGTCTATTGGTTACGTAAACCTCCTGTTAATATTCCTGTTGATTATTTGACGCAACCTACTCCTGCTATGCCAGACGAATACAAGGTATCAGGCGATTCCTTGCAGTCTTATCGTAACTATTATCTCGGTGCAAAAAATAATATGGCAAAATGGAAAAATCGTCCTATTCCAGAGTGGTGGAGCGACGCAGTTTAATAAATACCTGTATGAGATTAAAAAATAGTATCCCCATTCCAATTTCAGATACCGAACTTCTTCGGTAACAAAGGGCGACCCCACTTTTCGTGGAGTCGCCTTTTTTGTATTCACTCTAGATAAGAATAAGGACTGTTCATGACAAGAAGAAAAAACAATCTCCAAGTTGTAACGAATTCTGAACCAAAGGTAACTATTGAAAAGAGTAAACTGTGCAAAGTTAAATACGAAGATCTAAAACACATTCAACCAAAAACACAGAATCAACGACTCTTCTTCGATCTTTACAATCAACAGTCCACTGCAATGCTACTACATGGTGTAGCAGGAACAGGAAAAACTTTTATTTCCATGTATAAAGCACTTGAAGAAGTTCTGGACCCAACAACAGATTATGAACGTCTTGTTGTTGTTCGTTCAGCAGTACCATCAAGAGATATCGGACACCTTCCAGGTGACGAGAAGGAAAAAACAGAGGTCTATACTTTACCTTATGTTGAGATATGTGATGACTTACTTAATCACATCCAACCATTCCTGCGTCTGCAGGAGCAAAAGACCGTTCATTTCCTAATCACCTCGTTCGTGCGTGGTATCACACTTGATAATTCAGTGATCATCGTTGACGAATGTCAGAACATGACTGACATGGAACTCAACTCTATTATGACTCGTATCGGTAAGAACTCCAAGATTATCTTCTGTGGAGACTTCCGTCAAACCGACCTAAATAAAAAGAACGATATGTCAGGATTGCAAAAGTTTATTGCAATCGCTAATATGATGCCCTCGTTTAAGACGGTCGAGTTTTCCGTGAATGATATTGTCAGATCGAAACTTGTCAAGGAATATATCCTTGCTCGGTTAGATTATGAAGAAAAACATAATTAAGGGCTTGACTTTTCTGTAAAATGTAGTATAATGGATATATGATGTTTGAAACGATATATGAATATGAAGATTTTGCCCAATCAACTACGAGCGAAGATGGTGGTAGAGTTTATGTAAATGCCAGTGGCACTGCATATCCCTCTGCCACCACCGTTCTAGGAGTTCTCTCTCGCGACTCTATCGCTGCTTGGCGAAAGCGTGTTGGCGAAGAAGAAGCAAACAAGATCTCAAACAAAGCATCGACTCGTGGAACTAAGATTCACACACTAACCGAAACGTATCTCAAGAACGAAAACGTTAGTGACAAGATTGATGAAGTTAAAGCATCGATGCTTGATGTTGAGATGTTTAACAAGTTTAAACCTATCTTAGATCCAATCAGCAACATTCATTGTCAGGAACTTGCACTCTATAGTGATCACCTGCGCATGGCAGGTCGTGTCGACTGTATTGCTGAGTATAATGGTAAACGTGCTGTTATTGATTTCAAGACTTCCAACAAAGCGAAATCTAAATCTTACATTGAAAGTTACTTCATGCAGACAGCAGCATATGCTATCATGTATGAAGAACGCACTGGTATTCCTGTTCCATGGTTGGTAATTCTAATCGCAGTCGAGGACGATGCTCCACAAGTGTTCATTGAAAAGCGTGATGACTGGGTGAAGAAACTTCTTCGCACTCGCGACTATTATGAAAATGGGTATTATACCAGTGAGTGAACTGTCCGAACAAAGGATGAAAATTTGTTTGGAATGCGAGCATTTAATGCATAAACGCATATGCAGTCAATGCGGATGTTTGATGCCTGTAAAAACAAAACTTAATCGTGCATCCTGTCCCAAGGGTAAATGGGGTTCGGTTGGAAAAAAACTTCCTTGGGAAGCATAAAATTTGAAGGTGATAATATGCAAGTTAACAAACTAGATTATGGCGCAGTAGAAGTTTTGGGATTTGATATTACAAACTTCACGCAAGAAGATAGTAACTATATCCGAGAGTTGTTGTTGAAGGAACTCATCGTCGTATTCAGAGAGCAGGATACTGGCACCATAAATTATGCAAGACTGATCCACGAGATTGGTGGTATTTCTAATTGGAACCAATTGAGTTCTGATTTTGATGGAAATATGCGTCCGATGTTTACGGAATATCCTGACATAGATAATTGGGATAAATCAGAATTTTTCCCCATACAGGCAGTAACTGGCAAGAAATCGAAGGATGGGAAATACAATGGTATTTTCCCTCTTGGGAAACTAGATTGGCATTGTAATCTTAATGGTCCAGATCGCGCCGATGGTGTTGCATTGCAAGGCATTAAGGGTGTTGAAGGAACCAGAACATCTTGGATGAATACTGCTATCGCATTGGCAGAAATGCCACCTGAGTTGTATGCGCGAGTAAAAGGTAAGTATGCAAACTTTCGGTATAACTTCTTAAAATGGTCTGACGTAATGGATGACCGTCAACGAGAATACATGCTTAAGAATCAGCATGAATATAAAATGTGGTTAGAGCAAGAAAATGCAGGTGGTGTCAAGGGTATCTATCTCTACACGAATAACGATTGTGAGATCGATGGCGACGACGGATCGTTATTCCAAGATTTACAAGATTACTTCTTCCAAGAAAAGTTTATGTATCATCATGATTGGAAAGTTGGTGACATTGTTTTGAGTGATCAGTTGTTAACACTGCATAAACGTCGTCAAGAAACTGATCAGATTTTCGAGAACAGATTGTTAAATCGTTTGACATTTAAACTCTCTAATACAGGCGATCCTCCGTATATCGTGGAAAGGAATCAAATTGATGTTTGAAACAAAAACACGCACGTTAGTTCGAGGTATTTCATACAGAGTATCTGCATGGTTGTTCACGATTCTTTGGACATACCTGTTTACTGGAAATATCGGTGAAGCGACAGGTTTTTCAACTGTCTTACATTTAATGCTGAGTGTAGACTACTACGTTCATGAAAGAATTTGGTTGAAAATAAAATGGGGAACCATGGTAAAAAATACTTGACTTCCTACGTCATGTATAGTATAAATAGATTATCAGTTGTTGATACAAACTGAATGCTGCGTAGGACAGGGGTGCAACTCCCCTCACCTCCACCATCTATACATTGGGGAGAGGGCGTAAGATGCCTGATAATACTCAATGATCCAGTGTATAGTTGATGGGGGTGTACTTAGGATTCGACTGCGAGTTGAAGGCGAGAGTAGACTGATTGACTGGGTAAAGCGCCCACTAAAAGTAAATGCAAACGATAACGTTGCCTTTGCAGGATATGCGCTAGCCGCATAATCTCATTGGGTTTTTGATAGTTTTTCCTCGAAACAGAATAAAACTATCAACCGTTCTAAGAAGAAGGTGGACCGAGTTCCACTACGGTTCTGCACTTATAAATATTTGCATGACCTACTACGCCTCTACTTGAAAAAGCACGCATAGTAGGTTTTTTTGTCTTCGGACACCAGTGTGGGGAGTCACTGGATAATACCCTCTCAAGTTTAACAAGTATTAGGAAATAAGATGACTTCCTTTAACAAGAAGTTTTTCAAGTTTCTTTCGATTTTTACAGTATTAGTATATAGTTTATATGGAATCAATTCATATGCTGAAGATGCTATCGAGAGAGATACGAGGGAATATTCCCTCGGCTTTGTAGAAGTAATCCAAGAGATTAAAGAAGATGCGGCAGAAGAAAAGAAGAAAACCGCACTAAGAAAAATTGAAACCCAAAACATACATTTAGCAAATAATCGCGAATTGAAGTGTCTAGCAGACAATATTTACTTTGAAGCAGGAAACCAGTCGACTCAAGGAAAGTTGGCGGTTGCTGCAGTAACTATCAATCGCGTAAAAAGTCCCAAGTTCCCGAAGTCTGTATGCTCAGTCGTGTATCAGAGAACAAAGCGTGTCTGCCAGTTCTCATGGGTATGCGAAGGAAAGAAGACTGTGCGTAGTGCCCAGCAATATTCAGAATCTAAAAAAATTGCTGAAAAAGTATTGCTTTCTGGGGCAAATCAGGGTATACTTGGACGTAACGTTTTATTCTACCATGCGGATTATGTTAATCCAAGATGGAATTTAAAGCGTGTTACAAAAATCGGCGATCACATTTTTTATGCAGGATAATAACTTTGAATATGGTAATGGATGGTTCTGAAGTAACCAATGAATTTTTAATTACAAAAGAGTATAATTCAGCAACTGAGTTCTCTCAATTCATAGAGAAACAATCATTCGAGAATGGTATTCCTTGTTTGGATATTCTTCTTGACTATTGTGTCAAAAAAGATATTGAGATGGAGTCAGTTGCTGTTTTACTCACCACTTCTCTTAAAGAAAAGATTAGAGCAGAAGCAGAAGAACTAAATATGCTGAAGCGTAAATCTGGCGGGAAATTACCACTTTAATGGAAGCATATGAAGTTTATCGCCTCTATATGGCACTTAAACTACATTTCACTACTGCGTCTTATGACATCACCGTTACTAAAGGTGCTGTCAAGTCGTCAGAGTCTGCCTTCTTAAAAAGAAGAGATGTTTTCCTATTCAGGAAACTGGCGAAGAAGTTCGTCGCTCGTCAAGAAATTATCAACTACTTTGTTGCA